ACACTTGCACGAGCCAAGTTAATGTACAATAAAAAAACTCAACTGTATAAAATTGTAGTTGCATTTAATGTACATAAAAAAGAAAATGATAATGGAGATACTGTACATGTATTTCCTACACAGGCTAAATGCGATTATGTTAGCGGTGATATTGTTTATAAAACACTGCAAAAAGATAAAGAACGTATTATGCAATTGGTTAAACAACAACTGCGCACAGATAATATTGAGTTTGTTTAACCTTTTACTACAGAGAATCGACTTATTATATTGATAATGTGTTTGCGGCCTCTATACGCATAGTCATTAATGATTAAAGGTCGGTTTCTCTGTAGTGAAAGGTTCAAAAAGATAATAGGACCCATTTGAGTCCTATTATCAGTGGATTATCTACGCGAGTTTCAGGATAATCCCCCGCCCAGTTTGTTCCTGCCACTAGGGCTAGCCTCTACCACTAGAAGGTATATGGTCACTGGTTCGGTGCAGTAACGCAAGATCTATGTCATTACTCAACTATAGATAGTGATCTCCCAGACTTCTAGCTCCTGATCATGTACTATAACTATATCCTGCTGCCTACGGTTTACATATATACACTATGGTGGGACTCCTGTGAGTCGAACACAGCACCAACGGATTATGAGTCCGCTGCTCTAACCAACATGAGCTAGAGTCCCACTATACTATATACACTGTATATGAATACTTATTATACACTCGATAGTAGAGTCGTCATAGTGATCTCTCAAGTGTATAAGGTTCTCTGTTGTAGATACACTACAGCAAGGTTGACAACTACTGTGATCTACGGTGGAAAAACCGTGCCAAATCGGTGGAAAACCGTTCCAAAACCTTCCAAAACGTAGGCATTCTAGGTCAGAAATCGTGAATTTCAGCGTGAAAATCTACGGTGGATCTACAGTCCAAAGGCTGTGGGGCAGAGAGGCTATCGTAAAATGGTGCCAACCATTCCCCACAGTAGACCAAAGGAAAAACCACTGTAGAAGACCTTTTCTTTGGTACCCCCGACCCCCTACAGCGGGGTATTGCTATATAGTGTATCGAGTGTATATGTACTGTTCAACGCACTCAACTAATCCCCAACAGTCTGCAGCGGGGTTTCTGTATACGGGTGGTTGCTCTAGCGGGGCATTACCTATACACTATAGCTATGCGTCTATTCCGACTCTTTACCACTATACTTGTCACTACGTGTCTCTTTGGTTGTGCTACTACTAGTGATACCTATACTCAATATCGACATGATCCCTACACTGCTGCGGTTGCTGATCTAGTCACTACTGCTGTTGCTGTCCGCAATGGAGCACATGAGTTAAACCCCGTGGGAGTCAACGGGGTTATAGTGGCAAAAGGTATATACTTATTTGGCATACGACCCAGTTTGGATGTGGCGGCAAGGGCTGCTTATGATCGTAGTGCTAGTGCTATATGGTACGGGGCCGCTGTGAACAATCTTGTATTGATCCTATTTCCCTCTGCGGGAGTGATAGCAGTTGTGGCGGGACTCGGGGCTGGTTACACTGTATATAGGGACTAGTTCTTATCTTTAAACCGGTCCAGGGTATTCAGTAAGTGATTACGTATCTCTATACTACGACTTCTAGCCACTAGTTCTTTGAGGAAACCCATGCACCATATCAAGTGTAGGGTTTTGTCCTTATCTGCATAGGGGTTCGAGTCAAGAGTTTGATCCAGCAGGGCGCGGAACTGTTCTTCTTCTGTGGGCTTGTGTGGGGTGCTCATATACATATTTAATATCGATAAATATTTGCAAGTTGCGACTTCACACGCAATAAATAATATATAGATATAACATATGGCACTACCTTCGTTCAATCCCGATCCTGCACCCGGTTCTCCACCGTTGAGTATGCTTGACATACAGGGAGAGTTTGGGGGATCTGCACCTATCAGTTTAAGTGAATACTACTCTGCGGCCTCGGGCATTCCGGCTAGTGGCACCATATCCATACGCAACTTCTACGGTACCAGTGCTCGTAAGACCATAGACCTGTATATCAGCGATCCCACTATCAACTACAGTGTTTATGGCGCGGCCGTCAGTGCTGGCTATGTAGCCGGAATTTCAGACGTAACAGTCCACGTTAATCCCGGAGTGTATGTGGGCAGTGGCTCTCCTTATCTCTATGGCATGGAGGTAAACAGTTTCTCTCCTGGCGACAAAGTCACTGTGATCAACAGCGGTTACATCGTGGGCCGTGGCGGGGATGGTGGGGGTGACGTGTTTGGATCTAATCCTGGAAATCCAGGTACTCCGGGCGGAAATGCTGTTTATTTGAGCAGTCCCACTACTATCTACAACTACGGCACAATAGGCGGGGGCGGAGGTGGCGGAGGAGGATCAACTGGTGCTCAAACTAACAAATCAGGCACCTTCTGGGGTGGAGGTGGAGGTGGCGGAGCTGGTTATAGTCAGGGCTCGGGCGGCTACGACTCGGGCAGCGGAGCACCTGGAAGCCCCGGCACCACACTAACTGGCGGTGCCGGGGGACATGGCTATGACCCCTACAGTTTAACCGGCGGTGCTGGGGGAGATTTGGGTGTTCCTGGTGCTGCAGGGGGAAACAACTACGGTAAATACCCGTCGACCGGGGGTGCAGGGGGATCTGCGGGCTACTATATTGTGGACGTCAGCAACCTAGTTACTTGGGGCTACACAGGAGACCGACGAGGCTTGTCCGGGTAACAAATATCTTGTATAATTAAGGAATAAACTATATGAACACTGTAAAATTCAAAATCAAAGGCTATGACGAAGCCACTCAATCGTTAATTGTATCGTTTGCATCGGACACCACCGCTAACCAAGACCCGGATGCCTATTCAGGGCTCGCATTTCAACCTTTGAGAATGTGGCCCGATGTTGCCAACATTGAAGACTTGAAAAAAAGTTTGGCCCGTGTGGGTATGCATCATGCAGAGCTGCAAGAAAAACGAGAAAAGAAAGCGACTGACCCTACGTTCCTGCAGGCCGTGGCTGATCTAGTGGGTCAGACCTATGAGTATCCCGTTGCTGACTTGGTCACCTCGGACTCTATTGCAACCCCATTTTTATCAGTATAATATATTATGAAACGCAAACCATTTGCGGCATTTGGCCGTGTATTATACGCTAACTACTACGATGCCGGGGAAGTGCAAGATTTTACCACCCAGGCTAATAGAAAAACAGTCCTGTTTTTCACAGATGCAGATCTTACCGTGAGAGATAAAGAGACCAATGACATTGCCTATGAATGCAGTCCCGGGTGGTTCAAGAGTGGAGATTATGTAGACGGCACCTACACCTTTACAGTTAACCAACCGGGTACTTCTTGGTGCTATGATCCATTGGTCAATCATGACTACGTTCCGATAATAGAACCTTTTATGTTGAATCAAGGTCAAACAGCCGAACTGCCGGTCAATACCAATCTATTCTTATGCATGGGCACACTAGAAGTCAATGGTCAGCCTGTCAATGGCCCCTATCAGTTGGCAATTCGCACGGGTGCTGCTTCATTATCTGCAACAACTGATGTGTATGGATTAATCTTTAAATGAAATATGCGACAAAACTTGATTATACAATTGATACAAGCTGCCTAGCAGACGCTACTATTACGCCATATCGTAGCTTTGCTAGATTACAGAGATATATACAGGGCATACCGGCTGACTACGAGGCTCTGGCCGAGAGTGGGTTTTCCGCAAGAAACAAAAGTATCAGTAACGAAGATCTGTTGATTCAACAACTTCCTCCACAATTGCTAGCACTTGAACGTCCCTACGTTCTCTATTTGGAAATACCAGCCTATGACGGACCCAGCCCAGTGTTGCCCGCACATAGAGATTTTGGTAAAAAATGCAGTATCAACGTATATCTTGAAACAAACGAAGAAACAACTGTGTTCTATAAATGGAATCGTGATCTGCAGATATCCGAATACGAGGAAGAGTTCTGTTCAGCCACAGGTGATGTTTGGTTGATGAACACAGACGCTCCGCATTCTGTACTGCTAAAACAAAACAGGGCACGCCGTATGATAACAATCTGTTTTGCCAAATCACGATATGAGGAGGTATTAGCGTGTTTCAAAAACAACTGATACAAGAGATCGAAGTCGATAATGGTAGACAATTAAGAATTTATGATAACGTGTTTGACATGGAATATCGTCATAGCCTGTATGCTTTTGCACTATCATCTAAATTTCAAATTGGTTGGGCAGATAGTGTACAGGCAGAACATAGGAAACATCAATTCCTACATTCTGTGTTCTCAATTGAAGATTTAAACCGTGCTGATCTATTGGGAAGATTAGGCAAGACTCCTGTTGCACAAGAAATGGTAGGATATACATTGAGTAAATGTATATTAAATCTATCTACTCCTTCCGACGTAAATTTTGTACATGCGCATCCAGAAGACAAGATACTTCTCTACTATATTAATCAAGAGTGGCACGATGGATGGCATGGAGAAACTCTGTTTTTTGACGAATCAGGTAAGCACATCATGTTTGCCAGCGCCTATACCCCCAATAGGCTCATTGCATTTGATGCAAAGATTCCGCATACTATTCGGCCGCAGTCACATATTGCTGCCTTTTATAGATTTACCCTAGCCCTACTATATACAAAATGCTAATTGTTATAGATGACGTACTAGATAGCGGAAATCTTGCTCTCCTGCATACATTTTTCACTACCAGCCCCCAGGCTCGACTGATGCAGTGGGTTGATGGAAGTCTAGACTGGTTCCTAAAAACCAATGGACCTATTTCTAAAATCTTAAATAGAGTGTCTCCTGTGTTTGATATATCCAATATGGTTGGCGTGGACCAGTGGGCACACTATGGAACCAGACCTGATTGGCATACAGACAAAGATGAAACCCTGGCTGAACGCACAGGACAAATAGCTACACCAATTTGCAGCATCGTGTTCTATGCTGAAATAGATAATCTAACAAACGGAAAATTCATGACTAACGACATAAGTGTTGCCCCAAAGACCAATAGACTATTGGCGTTCTCCCCGGGTATATTACACGGAGTCGAAGATTTCACAGGCACTAGATTATCTGTTGCCATAAATCCGTGGGCAAAGAAACCGGAAGGATACTGATATGATACAGCCTATAATACCAATTAATAACTATGGCAGAGACTATATGGCCTGTTGGGATAACTTCCTTACAGATGCAGAGATTAATCTATTACTGTCTCAACCAGAGTGGTTAACTGCTACACAAGCAACTGTTGGGCAAAATGATATTGATACTAACGTGCGAGAAACTCACATCAGCTGGCTAGGTCAAAAACCAGGGCTAGAAATAATTTGGGCAAAAATATCAAAGGTAGTTGCCGATGTGAATCGTAGATATTTTCAATTTGATCTAACAGGCATCTATGAACCTATGCAGTTGGGTATATACAGCTCAGAAAAAAGCGGACATTACGATTGGCACATAGACCATGGAATAAAAGATAGCCTGCCACCTCGTAAGCTATCTATAGCATTGACTTTATCAGATAGTCATGAATATGAGGGTGGCGAGTTTCAAGTTAAAATTACAAATGATGAACCACTTATCCTTGATACCAAGCGTGGCAGGGCTTGGTTCTTTCCTTCTTATACCCTACATAGAGTAACGCCCGTTACCAAAGGCATCAGGCGTTCTATAGTAATATGGGTGAGTGGCCCAGCCTTTAAATGATATTACCCAGACTTGAAGATAGTAATACGCTTCAGGGTTTCTGAGTTAGGGTCAAGAACAGTCCATGCACAGCCCAACACGGGGGTCAGATGTATGTGGCTTCTAGGCAGGAAGTAACTGTCTACACTGTCAGCAATGGCCAATTGATCCACTATATTGGCAATCACGCTGTCTACAGCAATAATACTCTGGGCACCTTCTAGCACGCCTAACCAATCAAATATGCAATCAGTAATGGGTTTGATTTCGACAACTTTCCAACCCTGGGGTATCCAACTAGGGTCAATGGTAGTCTTATAATCGCTACCCTCTAGGTGTACAACTACGTAGGGCTCATCACCCTGAATACCTACTTGACCTTTCAGTGCAGCTTCACGTTGGGAGTCACGAGTAATACACTGATCCAATGTCCATTTCTGCTTAAAGGGTACTCCTGCAATATGATATTTGATTTGATCAAAGCCTGTAATCTGAAACTCCGGCCGTTTAGACATCTCTGGGTGACTAGACAGGCTTTGGTATAGGCAAATGATCTCGTCGCATTTAAAATTGCGGAGCCTCTCCATGGGGGTCTCGTAGAAGTAGGCATTGCCATCTACTACTAGGGGTATCCATTTGATCCAAGACACTGTTTGGGTTACTGACGGGACAAACTCCTGGGCTATGGGCCAAAGAACTTCGTAACCCTCATCATAGTAATGACGAGCAATGGGAAGAGCGATAACGATATCGCCCAACCCTCTAGATTGTATAAAACCAATTTTCTTTTTAGCCATTTATTCTCGAATAGTTAAGTACGTTGCCTGCACCGTATTGTGCTTCGGCAATCATTTTGCATTCCCAGTCATTGTTAGCATTAACGCGAACATTGGCTGTTTGATAAGGGTTCAAGCGGATCCAAACTTCGTATGTGTACATGAATACTCCTTGTTGCAATGTATTAATTATACAGTGATTTTACCAGTTTGTCAACCATTTAGAAATAGGTTATATTGCCCATTTCTGGAAAATAGCACTCGTTGCGTGCTAGTGGCATATCAACCCTAGCTTCACAGTAGATATTCGGAACACCTAGCCCTATGGCTAATGCTAAATTACTACTTTGGTTTCCGATAAATGTGTCAGCACCTGCAATAACATTGGCTACTTCTAACATTGTAGATGTAGCATAGTAGGGTAGGTCCCAACCTGTCATATTACGGAATGCAGTGTATTCTTCAGGCAACCCTACAAACACGGCCTTATGCTCAAATCCTTGCGTAGTCCAATCTAGCCATTGTGCTCCGGGTCGTCCGGGTATCCATCTTTGACTACGGCTTATAACAATGTTTCTACCCTCTATAGTCTTTGGGTTAGGCACAGTGAGCCAGGGTGTTGATTTGGCTTTGAGTGCGTCTTCTGGGCTCAATCCAAACACACTGCTATAGACATCGATATAGTTTCCAGGATGGCCTACAAAGGGTGGGCGGAACTTGTCCAAGTTATGACTAATGGCATGCACCTTTGGGTCCATGACTTCAAATGCGCTAATGTAATCTTGTGCGAGCATAAAGTCCCGCATGTATGCAAAGTCGCCCTGTGTCATGCGACCCTGATGAAAAGCTGTAGGTAGGCTACCATAGTAGTGTTGCCCTATCCAGTTCATTTGATCTAGATGTAGATAGAACTCTCCGCCTCCAAAATGTTTTACCATAGGCAGTCCATAGAGTAGATCGCCAAATGCACCGGAATGTTTAAAAGTTTTCATATTATATTATATACACATATATTTACATGGTGCAACTGTTGCCCATTAAGATCATGATAAATATCGTGCCAAGGAACACAAATGTCATTTACTCATGTAAGCATAACCGAATTAATCAGCACTGCTACCTATAATACTATACAAAATACTATTCACGGTGCATTATCATTGTATGGATCTGATCCCACAGGCGGACAAATAACATCGGGCGGTAATATAGTACACTCCGCTGGGGAATGGTTACCTTTGTACAACGACATCAACAGATGTACTATACACCAAACAGGTAATCCTTTGCTCGTACCGTTTAGCAATACATGCACAGCCTACTTTGTCAATCTACTTGGTGATGCTGCTGATCTTGCATCCAATGGAAACGTTTATAACGTAGGAGACAATCAGTTATCACAAATTGTCACTTCTAGCCAAAGAACTTTATCTTGGGACAATGCAAGTACAGTTCACCATACCGTAACATACGATTGGACCAACGTCAACAAGGCAGACTACTTTTTCAATCTTGGCGGAAAGATCACAGCATCGTTAAGTTATCTAGCAGGATTGTATATTGGACAAAACGCCGCATGGACTACATTGATCGACAATGCGACTACTCCGTTAGCTGGATACAAAATTGACAGATCAAATAGATACGGCAGTGCATACACTAGAACAGAAGGTTCTAACACTATTACAGTTACCTTTACTCGTAACAACCTATATTCGTATACAGTAAACATAGCAATATCAACTACTGCTGGTCAAGTAACTTTACCAATAACTGGTGCAGTATTGCACTACATTTCACGAGGCGATCTAGGAGGAATTGGAGCACCTGAACCAGTCTATCAAAACACTGTAACATTTGATGGAAGTTCCGGACCTGCAGGTCCTTACAAGTCACTATATATTTCTCCAACATCATTACAAGATTTTACTTTTAGCACAGATGGAACAGGAGCCACAGCTCAAACCATAACATTGACCAATTATGGTAATATTGATATTACTATATCGGCAATAACTCCTACCCTAACGGGTGGAGTAGTAGCTCATATTGACACTAATGGACTAGGCAACTTTAAGTTAACAGCAGGTACTCCGGGGCCTGCAAAGACATTTACGTTGTATTACACTGGATCAAACGCCGGATCATATTCTAACTATGTCTATATAGATAGCAATGCTGATAACTCTAGAGCTACCATTAACACAAAGCAGATTATTAGCGGGTTTGTATTAACACCCGCAAGTTTCTCACAAACAGTATTATCTCCAGGCAAATTGAGTCAACAATTTGTTATAACCAATGCTGCTTCTTATGTTGATTATTCATACAGTATAGTATTGGGCGGTACAGGGTTCTCTGTAACAAAAACAGAGTTTGGTCCTACATTTACATTTGACAGTACTGGGTTATCTAATGGGACATACAGTATAACATTAAGAGTTACAGTAAATGGGTTTTCTGCTACTGCTACCGCCACTGTCGTGTTAGATATTGAAACTAGACACATCGGAGAATGGATAAGTCCGCGTAGCCCATATAATGCCATAGTTGGAATGAGTTATGACGTAGTAGGCGGAATTAGACAGTTAACTATTGGCGTGGGCCGTGGCGGGGATGGCGAGCTTGAACTTTATCAGCAAAGTGATGCCACTAAGGCCATCAATATAGAATCAACCTTGGGTATCAATGCTGATCCTAATCCAGCATTGGGCCCTCCTTTATATCCAGGCAATGACGCCGGCGGACGCTTCTGGTGTCAGTTTATGAAAGGTCCAGGTTGGGGTGGTTATGGAGTTATATTAAGTGATTACACATCTCCATACGTTGGTTATCAAACTATTCCTGTATCCAGTAATTATATAAAACGTAGTTATAAATTCAATGCTAAAACAACTGGAAATTACTCTTGGTCATTCTGTGTAGACGATAGTGGTTGGGTAGAGATATCTACAGAAAATGGACTATATACTACAGGCGGTGGTACTTATAGATATCCAACAACTGGCAGTGTATACCTAACTGCAGGCGAACATGTGCTAAACATTTTTGTTCGAAACACAGGTCGTCCGGGACAAATCGCATTTTTGTTAACAGATGATTCAGATGGTTCTACGGCATGGAGTACACTGCTTCCTATCAGAACAGCCTATCAAGGGTGGATGGAAGTATATAAAATAGTATTGAATCAAGGGGCTTATACCTATCAAAGCGCAGGTTATATTGTTAAAGATGGTGGAATGGTATTTGACTCTTCAGATTACTATGGAGGATTAAACTATGGATCTTTTTTTGCTGGAGGATCTATTTTTAATATCAATGATGATGGATTTGGTAATTTACAAATCACTTTTGGCACCAAAACGGCATCTGCTAGTTCTTATGATGATGTGACATTGAACGAAATCCCTTACTTGCCTTATTATTATTCTGAACATAATGCCACTAGGTATGTCAATTTAGAAGCAAAGCCGGCCAATGGAACTACACAATACTTTATTGGTTTTAGTGCTCCTGTTGCATATTTTAGTAATGTTGTAACTCTTCCAAAATCATATCCAAGGTAACATCAATACCTAGCACCTTGAATTAAACACTAGGATAATTAGTGTATATGCAGGCTAAACCTCGTCCCAAGTTCACATGGCACCGTAATCCAGTGTTAGATACTACGATGACATTCGAAGATGATCCATTTATGGTGTACTATCCCGACGAGTGGAATGAACAATATGAACATGTTTGGTATATTGATCCTAGATTTAACCCAACTGATGACACTGTCTGGGCAATTAAATGTATACCTACTGGTGTAAACATAGGTATTAAGAAGGAAGGCTATGTTATTCCCAATGTTAAGATAGAAGTTAATCCTGCTCTATCATATCTAGATGTTGATATCAACGAATGTTGTCCTGCCTATTGGGATCTGGCATATGAATGTGCATGGGAATTAGATTCAGAGTACACAGAAGAACGCACCTGGGTAATCAAATTTAGTCCAGCTTATAGAAAACCTAAAAGTTGGAAATGGTACGGTGTTATAGAATTAAATATTCCTAAATTAGATGTTGTATTCATCAGCTATAACGAACCTAATGCAGAAGACAATTGGCTTCGTGTATTGGAGAAAGCTCCACATGCCAAACGAGTAGATGGGGTTAAAGGTATCTTCAATGCTCATAAAGCCGCAGCAAAGTTGGCATCGACTGACATGTTTTATATAGTTGATGGTGATGCATATCTAACAGATAATTGGCAGTTTGATTTTAATCCCATTATATTTGATAGAGATTGTTCATATGTATGGTACAGTCGTAATCCTGTAAACGATCTTATTTACGAAAACGGTGGAGTTAAATTATTCCCTAGATCCTTGTTGAGAAAGAAACGTAAATGGACCTCACTAGATATGTTTACAAGTATATCTGATAAGATTAAAGTAATGGATACCGTTAGTAACACAACAACATTTAACACAGACGAGTTCTCAACATGGCGTAGTGCTTTTAGAGAATGTGTTAAACTATATACTATCAATCAAACAACTAAATTAAATGTATGGCTAACCATTGGGGAAGATAAACCATTTGGGAAACATGCCATTGCAGGAGCAGAGGCTGGTTATCAATATGCAAAAGACAATGCAGACAACTACAAAGCACTAAAGAACATCAACGACTATGAATGGTTGTACAATCAATTTAATAAAAGAATAGAATGAGTATAGAAACAAATCGTATACAGAGAACAATTAAGATAGTAAACGAAGTTAGCCCTACATTCTGTTTGGCAAAATGGCATCATACATCTATGTATCTGCATCTGGGTAATACTCACAGTTGCTATCATCCTGCACCACATGCCATTCCCCTAGCTGAAATAAAAGACAATCCGGGAGCACTACACAATACACTTCAAAAGAAGAAAGAACGTGCAGAGATGTTAGTAGGCGAGAAGCCCGATGGTTGCCAGTACTGTTGGAATGTCGAAAGCCTAAGTCCTGATCATATATCCGATCGTATGATTCGCAATGCTAGCCTTTATACTCCAGAACGCCTAGATGAGATCACTGATAACAATTGGCAACTAGATGTTAATCCAGATTACATAGAAGTCAGCTTCAGCAATGAGTGTAATTTTAAATGCGGATATTGTCATCCTAAACATTCTAGCAGTTACTACAGTGAGATCAAACAGTTTGGACCTTATCCAAACGTAAAGAATCACGGCAACAGCATTGACCAATTTACTATTCATCAAGAAGAAAACAATTCCTGGATTGAGGCTTGGTGGAAGTGGTGGCCTGAAATGTCTAAGTCACTAAACATCTTACGTATTACAGGCGGCGAGCCTTTGATGCACCGTAGTACTTGGAGATTGTTCGAACATCTAAAACAGGAACCAAAACCCAACTTGGAACTTAATCTTAACAGTAACTTTGGAGTTAAGACCGCAATGGTTGAGCGCCTTAGTGATAATGTAAATGTATTATTAGAGAGTAATTCTATAAGTAGATTTAAATTATTCTCTAGTATGGACAGTTGGGGTCCTCGAGCAGAGTATATGCGTACAGGATTAGATACAGAATTGTGGGAACATAATCTTGATCATTACATTCGAACAACTCATTCCGAAGTTTCTATTATGTGTACTTTTAATATTTTGAGTGTGACTTCGTTTACTGATTTTCTAAAAAAGATATTAGAATGGCGGGTAACTTACAATGACATCATACAGGTGCCGGCTGATAAGAAGATAAGGAAGATACGATTCGATACTCCTTATCTAAAAGAGCCTTTGCAGTATGATATGCACATTCTTCCAAAAGAAGAATTCATTCCATATCTTGATCAAATATTGACATTCATTGATGATAATAGAGATGAGGATGACATTACTAAGTTCTCAGATATGGAGTATGAGCGATTCCGTAGAGTAAGAGATTACTTTGCAACAGTAGCATACGACGAAGATCGTATTAAAGAAGGACGCATAGATTTCTACAATTGGTTTACTGAATACGATCGTAGAAGAAATGTTAATTTTCTAGAAACATTTCCAGAAATGACAAACTTTTGGAACATGTGTAAAAACTTATCTATAAATATGCTACTATAATGAATAAGTTAACTGACATCTTTGCTAATAATCTGTTTAATGGTGCCCAAGATTTTAATAATGGGGCACCTTTACCAATGACGGTTATTGATAACTTTCTACCAGAATCATTTGCTAAAAAGTTGTTCGAAGAGAGTACTAGTGTAGAAGATACAGAGTGGAAAACATTTACACGAAATGGTAGTCATATGAAGGAACTAAACAAACTTCATCTTACTCCGGATGCTTTTCATCTAGTGTCATATCTTCACAGCAGTTATTTTCTAAATCAGTTGTCTGCCTACACAGGCATTACTGGATTGATTCCAGATCCTCATATGGTGGGTGCAGGATATAGTAAAAGTTTTAATGGTGATATACTTAAAGTTCATAATGATTTTAATTGGAACGATACATTGCAATTACACAGAGTATTATCACTTATAATCTATCTAACTCCTGAGTGGGATCCAAACTGGGGAGGTGGTTTAGATTTTTATGACAACAAAAAAGAAAACATAATAACTACTGTAGATACACTATTCAATCGATGCCTAATATGGAAATATGACAAGGTTGGATATCATGGATACGAAACTCCTATCAGTTGTCCTATTGACATACATAGAACAACCTTTAGAGTATTCTATTATACAAGTAATTCAACACACTTGAAAGACGATCCGCCGCACAGGAGTCAATATTGGATTGATCCTGTTACTAAATTACCTTACGATGTTAAGGAAGAAAAATAAATTATGATATACACTAATACAAATGCTCATCACGGTTCCTTTGAAAAATCTCTATTTAAAAATTTATCAGAAGCCCAATTAGAACCTAACTCAATTTACTGGTATGATCAACATGATCATGTAATCAGGGGAACTCCATTTCCTGTGTTCATTGAAGATAAACACTGGGAACATTTACGCAACGATCCTACCGCAAAAATATTCATGTTTTACGGAGATGAATATTTTAATATGAATGATGTAGATGATTGGTGCAACATTATAAAATTACAAACAATTAATCCGTCTCAAATATATTTGATAACAACAGATGAAAATTGGACTAAATGGGTTACTACCCGATTTGCAGAACAGGACATAGTCGGAGTTAATGTACAACCGTATAATCTTTTAATGGGAAGATGCCAAGTTCAAGAAAACGAATCGAACATTACAAATAGATTCAGTTCTCTCAGTAGGAATTTTAGTGACTGGAGATTACACATGTATGCAGAATTACTTGACAGAGATATATTGAAACATTTTAATTATACATTTAACAATATTTGTCCTTACGGTGATATCGTAACATTTGATCAAGATACTATGAAAGAAATATTAAACTCAAAAGGTTATAATACTTCTTCAGAACAGTTTAATAATTGGTTATCCAATGTACCGTATGAATTGTCGACTAACGTATTGGAAAAGATGTCTCAACAGACATTTGATGTTATTAAATCGTCAGGTATACATTTAACAATTGAATCACATTTTGATCCGTTTTGGACTAATTCAGGAAAAGTAGATTCAGTTGATCCTCAATATTTTTCACCAGCCTTTCCGACTGAAAAATTTTACAAGGCAATTGCTTGCCATAAGCCTTTTATATTATTTTCAACTCCGTATTTTTTGAAAGAAATTAAAGAAAACTTGGGTTATGAAACATTTCATCCATACATAGATGAATCCTATGATAGTATATCGGATAACAACTTACGTCTTATGGCAATAGCGGATGAGATAGAAAGAATATCTAAATTATCAAATGAAGATTTCAATTCTTTATTAACAAACTGTGCAGCAATATCTGAAAGAAATTTTAATTTATTCGTTACACAAAAATCCGAAATACAATTCGGTGATAAGTTTGACTGGGTACATGAATATCTAGTACAATTTCCATATTAATTAAAAACTGCCTTGATAAATTTTGTATTTGAAACATTAAGCGATGATGGACTACTGCTAAATTTGGTTAACTGCCCGGATGTAAATTCGTCTGGTATAAAAAGATTTACAGTAAGTCCTACTATATCTTCTCTTATTAGATGTTGGAGAGTTGATTATCAACATAGGGGAGATATTGCAAATTCAATTTCGCATTCTTTCTCACCACCGGCATCCGGATCCTACATTATTCCAGTAGGTGTAGCACACTCTCCACATGACTGGTGCGGACCGGAGTCTTTTGATAATAGTTCAGCTATTCAGCCCTTTAAAAATTTATTTTATTATCTAAATGAAACATACTTAGAAGATTTACGTAGTGGTAGAGCATTTTTATTATTAGACCAAACACACGAAGGTTATCAAACAAGTTGGCTTTGGGATTGGTTCTTTAAAAGTTGCTCTCATTATGGCATCAATCCCCGACAAATTATCTATCTAACTGGTAATATGGATTGTAATACTCAATATGATAAATGGGCAGAAGCCACTGGTAATACACAAAATAAAATGTTAGTGATACCACATGCACATTTTGAAAATGTGATTTATGAAATTTCTGAAGGTTACAAACATCTTAAAATGTTCCCTCCGGGTATAACATCAAAGAGAGAACTACCCACAGTAGATTATCATTTGTCTTACAAGAATTCTAACATAGAAAACATAAAGATGTTCAACGTTTTACAAAAACGTCCAAGAGTACATCGTATGTGGTTATTCAAATATCTACTTGATGCAGGATTAATAGAAAACAATATTGTTTCTATGAACGTGTTTGATCATGCGTTGACTTATTTTGAAAATAAAACTATGGATAAAGCAGACTATGATAATATAATAAAATTATTACCATTAACTCCTAATGACAATCCGTCGTCCTACAACAAAGATAATTTTACATCAGGCGACGGCGGAACGTACATATTATCCCTTAACGATCAGACTATGTTAGACAGCTGGTGTTCCGTAGTTAGCGAAGCATCGTATGGAAAATCGGAGCTATCGTGTTTCATAAGTGAAAAAACATTTAAACCAATTGCTTGTGCTCATCCATTTATTATTGTAGGCAGTAAAGGATCTCTTAATAATTTGCGTAAAATGGGATACAAGACTTTTGATCCATATATCGATGAGCGATATGATGACCTAGACGATTGGGACAGAATGGAGGCAATCACTAAAGAAATGCAACGTCTTAATTCTATGACAACCGAAAAACGAGTAGAATGGTTCAATAGTCTTGCTAATATATTAGATTACAACTATAATGTATTATCATCAAATTATAAAAAACATGTTTTTGAACTTATAAACATACTCAATGATCATATATGTACAATAAACAAATAAAAGAAATCAACGAAGATTTAGAAAAAACTGGTAAAGCTATTATTGCATTAGGCTGCTCTTTTGTTCAAGGACAAGGATCAGTCGATGATGACATGTATAAAAATTATAAATGGAACTTTCCAGGTATGGGGACTCCTTTAGAAATTGAACTAGCGACCGGACAGAAAGAAGAGATACTGGCCAATTATCCTACAGTTGAATCAAATAAAGGGAATCCTAACGCTCTTGATTTTAAATTTATGGAATACAAAAATGCATTCGTTAATGTATTATGTAAAAAATATTTTCGAGGAAGTTACACTCCTATAAATCTTGGAATTAGAGGATGCGGCAACAGAGCAACGATTAAAGAATTATATTTTAGACCCGATATTAGATGGGATCTAATCAAAGAAGTTGTTGTCATATATTGTCCTAGTGGCCTAGAACGATTTGATTTTGTTAATGACGAATGGGATGAACACTTCCATTGGAAGGCAATGTGGCCGCATTATGAAAATATGGAAGATTCGGCTAGAAAAAATCTTTGGGAAGGTTATGGAAAGACATTGTGGAGTTCAAAGTTTGAAGTAATAGAACAAATTTCTCACGTGCAAGAATTAATGACATGGTGTAAATTAAACAATGCAAAACTAATCGTCACTCCTGGGTTTGATCGTAGGTACACTAAGGATAATTTTAAACAGTGCCTGCGGACAAGTATCAAAAGAGATATGAATGGTAATGTTGAAAAAAATTCTAATATGTTTTTTAAAAGAACAGAAACGAAGGATGACTATCTATTAGATTTATTTCCTTGGGATAGTATGTTTGAACCCAACGGCTACAAAACCTTTGTTGATTTAGTAATGGCACAGGAGCCTAACTTAGAAGATAACATGGATCATTTTTTTCAATTTTTAGGAAAAGGATCTCCTAATGGCTGGATAACACCGTGCTCTCATCCTTCTGCTAAAGGGCATGATCTATTTGCACAGTATCTTCATAAACATATCACAGGACACTAATATGTTAGATCAACCAAATTGGCGTAGATTTCAAAGACACGGTTTCGATGACGGCAAGTTTAATCTAGAGTTTACAAGTAATAGAGGTGACGGTACAGAACATCCTCCTCTATTTCCCGGATATATAAATCATGCTAGCCATCCTCTTACATATATACAATCACTTACTTACGAGATTGATGGGAAGTTAACAAACAAATGGTCAGGTACTGATAGTCCCGAACGATTTAATGAGAGCAAAAAGAAATCTCCTTCAGATTGGAAGTATCTTACTAAAGACGTAGACTATCTAGTCAACACTAGCGGATTCCGAACAACCGAATTTAAAAACATTGATTGGCAAAATTCTATAGTATTGTTAGGATGTTCATGCACTTTTGGGATAGGCCTAGCCGAAGATGAAACTATTGCATATGAATTAGAACAACGGCTAGGCAGACCTGTAATTAATTTAGGAATTCCGGGCGGATCAAATCAGCATATTATAAATGTATGTTCAGCACTTCGTGAAAAATTTCCAACTCCTGCAGGCATTGTAATAAATTGGTCAACTGGTGATCGCTTTCCTTATTATTTTAAATATGATCAATACCAAGTCGGCCCTTGGGATACGACATCAGTTCGAGGTAGCGACTTAATTAGGGATGGTGTTAACATTTCTAAATTATGGGAAAACAGATACTTCGACAGGTACAATGAGTTATGCGAAAGTTATTATCTATCAAGAACAGCCAACGCAATATGGAAAGACATTACAAAGTATGTGACTATATCTCAATTTACAGATGCTGCACATGCTATGCGAGTAGATAAATTTTTTGAAATTGATTTAGGTGCACGAGACTTATTACATCCCGGTCATGCTAGTTCGATAAAAATTGCAGAATATCTTTATTCAAAATTAAAATGAGCAACTATAATAAATCAGCTGACGTTGCAGAACATCAACTAAAGTTTATTAGCAAGTCTATGTGCTATGCTAAATGGGCACAGGTGTCTATGCACCTTACCAACGGCATGACACATAGTTGTTATCATCCTCCGTTGCACAAGATTGATGTAAAGGAAATAGGAAAGAATCCCAGTGCCTTGCATAACACAGTAGAAAAGAAAGCAGAACGTGCATTAATGTTAAAGGGTGAGCGCCCTGTAGGCTGCAACTATTGCTGGAAGATAGAAGATGCAGGAGCTCGCAGCGATCGTATATATCGTAGTGGAGAGTATTGGGCACAGAATGCTCGAAAAGATATTATCGAAGCACTGGACACAGGTAACATAGATCCCCGATATGTTGAAGTTAACTTCAACCAAGCCTGCAACTTCAAATGTATGTATTGTAGTCCGCATCTAAGCACAACATGGGAAGATGAAATAGACAAGCATGGTCCTTATACCATCATAGGCAAAGACGGACAAACAATAAAACACAATGACATAGAGTATCTTGAGAAGGATGGACTAATGCCGTTGAAAGTACCTAATAGATACAATCCATATGTCGAAGCGTTTTGGCGTTGGTGGCCTACATTATATAAGAAGTTAGAAGTATTCCGCATTACAGGCGGCGAACCCTTAATGGATGCAAATACATTTAAGGTATTAGATTACATTTACGAACATCCTAATGCATGGCTCGAAGTTAGTGTAACTACAAACCTATGTCCACCTAAGCCCGAGCTAATGGATAAGTTTATTGATAAACTACAGAAGTTAGAGAAGATACAGATATGGGAAGACAAGGAACGTTTTAATCCGGGCTCGGGTAACAACTGGTATGTCAACATGGCATTAAAGAATGTTGCTGTGTTCGTTAGTGTAGACAGCGTAGGTGAGCAAGCCGAATACATTAGAACAGGACTCGATTTTGATAAGATGGTTGAGAATGTTAGAACATTGTTAAATGAAACTGACAATACAACAGTGACATTTATCAATACATTCAATGCGTTAAGTGTTACAGGATTTAAAGACTACTTAAAGTTTATACTACAACTACGTAAAGAATACAGTAAGACGACACAGGGTACAAAACATATCCCTGTACATGATCCCTATCATACACATCCTGATTTTGTAGTGGACCCGAGACAGCGTATTTGGTTTGATATTCCATTGTTAAGGAATCCTGCATGGCAAGCTATTCAAGTGCTGCCAGAGTCCTTTGATGTGTACTTAAAAGAAGCTATTGAGTTTATGAAAGCAAACACGGATACAAGTGACTATGTGGGCTTTTACGATTTTGAAATTGACAAGGCAGAACGCAATTTACGTATATTACAAGATAGAGCATCGCTTGATCCAGATGATGCACAACGGAATGTCGACAACTTGTTTAACTATTTTAAACAACACGACGACCGCCGCGGAACTAATCTATTAAAGACATTCCCGGAGTTTAGATTACTTGCAGGCAACCCAGCTCCTTTACAGGAAGTTATAACTCTTCCTAAAAAGAAAAAACTTAGTGTATTTGATATAAGATAAGGAACATTTATGAAAGTAGTATTAGTGACAGGGGGATTCGATCCATTGCATAGCGGACATATATCCTATCTTAATCACGCAGATCACTTAGGTGAATTCTTGGTAGTTGGCCTTAACAGTGATGAATGGCTTACCCGTAAAAAAGGACAGCCTTTTATGTCCTGGCGTGAGCGTATGGTTATACTGGATAATTTACACATGGTTGATTGGATAATAGATTTTGATGACAGTGATGACACAGCCATTGATGCTATCCGTAAGGTAAAAGACATGTATCCCAACAATGAGATCATCTTCGCCAACGGTGGAGATAGGACCAAAGACAACATTCCTGAAATGATTTTTGATGATGTAGAGTTTGTGTTCGGAGTAGGTGGCGAGGACAAGAAGAATAGTAGTTCTTGGATCTTACAAGAGTGGAAAGCATCCGAGACTGAACGTCCTTGGGGATATTATAGAGTGCTATACGAGGTGCCGGGCATGAAGGTTAAAGAATTAACTATCAATCCTAATCAGCATATCAGTATGCAAAGACACGAGCACCGATCCGAGTACTGGATTATCAGTGAAGGAACTGCTATTGTCAATAGTACAATGCCAGGCGGATATAGTATGCCTAGTCTTAAACTAGAAAAACATGCAGAATACACTGTGCCCAAGAACGAATGGCATCAACTAACTAATCCATTTGATATTCCTTGTAAAATAGTAGAAATACAGTACGGAGACATTTGCAATGAATCAGACATTGAACGTAAACCGTGATGCATTCAGTAGCGGTCAGGTTGGTAGCAAATTATGGCTCTGTGAAGAACTAGAGCGCCTAAACTGGCACTCCGGTCTAACATACATCTACGGCGGTTGGTACGGAGTCACCGCATTCCTATTGTTAAGCAGAGGTAAGTTTGCTGTTGATAAGATTCGTAGTCTAGATATAGATCCACATTGCCAAGATGTTGCAGATATGATCAACGAGAACTGGGTATGGCAAGATTGGAAGTTCAAAGCGTTTACACAGGATTGTAACAACTATGAAGGCACCTACGGCGATTTAGTTATAAACACCAGTACGGAACACTTTGACAGTATGGATTGGTTTGATCGTATACCCGAGGGTACCCGTGTAGTACTGCAAGGCAACAACATGCCACATGCTGATCACTATATCCATAGTGCATCATTAGACGACTTCCTTGCAGCCTATCCTGTAGGCCAAATAGCATACAAAGGTGAGAAAGCGTTTGTTTATCCCGATTGGAAATTTACTAGATATATGTTGATAGGCGTTAAATAAAATTATGCAAACTATTAAAAACTTCTTCCACTGGATTATAACTTGGAAACAGCGTCGCCAAATGGCTAAACGAGTAGCAGAACTTAGAAAACGAGATCCGTTTATATATAAGTGATATGGACTATATTGGATTAAGCTGCGGCTTTCACGATGCCGCAGTAAGTGTTATCAATTGCTATGGCGAAATTGTATTTGCCGGACACAGCGAACGATACAGTAAAAACAAACATGATGCCGATCTATGCGAGTCTATAATTGAAGACGCATTGTCATACACTGTAGAAGATTACTCTGTACACTACTACGAACGTCCTACATTAAAGTATCTGCGCCAATTAGTAGCAGGACAGCGTCCTCAATTACAGACACTAAATGTTAAAAACATAATTGGTAAAGATGCTATATCTTTGTTAAACCGTCGTGTGCATACACACAATCATCATCTTAGTCATGCAGCCGCAGGATTCCAAACCAGCCCATTTGATGATGCAACAGTTGTAATCATAGATGCAATTGGCGAGTTTGATACAATTACTATATGGCACGCAGAGTACGATAGTGATACAGGTCGCGCTGAATATAAAAAGTTATGGTCGCAACGCTATCCTAACAGCATAGGATTGTTCTATAGTGCAATGACTGCCCGTGTTGGACTACGACCACTAGATGAAGAATACATCTTAATGGGCATGGCAGCATACGGATCTAACACAGTAAACTTAAAAGAACATTTGATCCGTAATGATCACAAGCTGACCTTTAATTATAATCTGCATAAAGGTATTGATCCAATGTTCGAGCCCAACGCAGATCAATACGACATTGCGGCCAGTAGTCAGGCATTGGTCGAAAGCCTGATTACTACAATGATAGGCAAGGCCCGTGCATTAGGCCGAAGTGCTAATTTAGTCTACGGTGGCGGTGTTGCCCTTAATTGTAGTGCAAATAGATTACTGGGCAACTACTATGACAACATTTGGATCATGCCTAATCCAGGAGATGCTGGCAGCAGTTTAGGTGCGGCTGCATTGGGATACAAGTACGAACTACAATGGACAGATGCGTTTCTTGGACACGACATACCGGGCGACTATCCAATTGACGCAATCATACAAGAACTATATACTGATAAGATAGTAGGTGTGGCTAGTGGTCGAGCAGAGTTTGGTCCTAGGGCATTGGGCAACCGCAGCCTGCTTGCTGACCCTAGAGGTCCAGACATCAAAGATAAAGTAAATGATATCAAACGCCGACAAAAGTTCAGACCCTTTGCGCCCGTTATTTTGGAGGAGCTGGCTAGTGATTACTTTGATATGCCTCGTGGCTTCAGTAACAGTAGGTATATGCAGTCAATCGCTCGTTGCAGGCTTCCTGACTTATTTCCTGCTATCGTTCATCATGATGGCACTAGTCGTGTCCAGACTGTTGCGAAAGATGGCAGCGGAATACGACAACTGCTAGAAAAATGGTATGCTCTAACAGGCTGTCCAATGTTGTTAAACACCAGTCTTAACATACGGGGCGAGCCAATGGTCAATAACAGAGCCGATGCAGATCGCTTTGAACAGCAGTACAAGATTACAGTTTGTTCCTAAATTTTACCAAAATGGCTTGACTTTCACCTCTTTCAGTGCTATACTAGTGCTTCACTGATAACTAAATTTACCACTAACGAAGAAGGAGGTCTTAAATGACTGAAATTACGCTAGATCGGGAACAGGCACAAGTAGAGATTCCTAGTTCGGTCTTAAAAGGAATCAAAGCTCTACTAATGGTGCTGGCACTGACTTTCTCAGTGTTTATGCTCAAATGGGTTGTAGTCGACAAGCTCGACAAATACGAATCCGCTGGGAGTTCTCAAATCACAACAGCAATGAGGGAACGACAACTCGGTTGTTTATCCAAAAATATTTACTATGAAGCAGGTAGCGAGCCTTTTGAAGGCAAGGTTGCAGTAGCTCAAGTAACATTGAACCGCGTGAACAGCGGGCAGTTTCCAGATGATATTTGTAAAACAATCTATCAACGGAACATCTTCTATGAAAAGATTATCTGCCAATTCAGCTGGACATGTGATAGAGATTCTGGAAGTCGCCCACCCAACAATTCAAACTATCGCGAAAGCGAGGAAGTAGCAAAGAAAGTTCTCCTAGAAGAATTTAGGTTGCCCGGTCTGAAGAATGCATTATATTATCATGCCTCGTATATATCGCCGGGATGGAAACGTAAGCGAATTACACAAATAGGTCAGCACATCTTTTATGAATAAGGACTCAAAATGAAATTCTTTGTATCTATCGCTAAATTAATTGATTTTGTTTACATGTTCTTTAAGAACCATTTGGGCCATTTGAGTGCCCATACACTAGGTTGGATTACCATTATCTTATTACACTTTGCTAGTGTTCCTACACTGCTGGCAATGATCCTGGCACAAAGCGACAAGCTACCGCCCTACGATCTTATGTTGTTTGTTTGGGCAGCTCTAACTACGTTATTCTTTAAGAGTTTGATTGAAAAGAACTTCCTATATGTTTCTACAATCTGTATGGGATTCATCGGGCAAGTAGTAATGTTGGGAATGATCGTATTCAAATAAATAATTGAATGCGAATTACAGAACTTATCTCTGAAAAGAAACTCCCAGTCCCCACAGCTAGCCAATGCTCTGTGGGGCATAGCCGCTTATCCAATGTTAGATATGCCCAATGCGTTAGTAACGGAATGTTAAAGCATGATACTGGACATACTGACGGAACTGGCAAGCAGGGTGTTAAGGGCAGTGGTCACAAGTTAAAAGGCCGCAAGTCCAAGAGTGAAGTCCACGGCGGGCCAGTTAAAGATTATTCTTGATCAAATGTTTGGACAGCCATAGACAATAGTTCTGTGTGTGTTAATCCAACATATCGTTCATCTAACTCATAGAACTTTTCATCACTTTCTGGGATGTCTTTGATACCCAACATCTCCATAAGTTCTATATAACTAATGGGTTCATCGCGCAATTGACTTACCCAAATAGCAGTAAGGAAACAGCACATAAAAATAACCTTGTCATCTTCTATGTAGTATTCTTCACACCAATTTACAGTCTTTTCAATATAATGTGCAATGTCCTCAATGCGATCTTCCAATTGAGCGACCCAGGCTTTGGTATCTTCTCTAGACCAATAGTTCATATATAACCCGTCCTTTGAATATTTATAGTGTTAAATACTAACATGGAACAAATCGAACTCACAACTTCAGCAATAGAAAAGATTGCAGACATATTGGCAGAAGAAAACAATCCTGCCCTAAAACTACGCACCTTTGTTCAAGGCGGTGGATGCAGTGGATTTCAATATGGTTTCACTTTGGATGAAATGGCCAATGAAGATGATTTCGTAATTGAACGACCTGGACTAACAGTATTGATAGATGCAATGAGTATGCAGTATCTACAGGGCTCTACAATTGATTACAAAGAGTCACTTATGGGCAGTAATTTTGTAATCAACAATCCAAATGCATCCGGTAGTTGTGGTTGCGGCAGTAGTTTCAGCGTCTAAATGGTAAAATCACTGTTGACAGTTGGCTAAAAAGCCTGTATAATATATACATACGCAACAAATTAGGACTACAATGACAGATCCATGCTACCGTGTTATTTCAGATTTGGAGAACCACGCCAGTCGTCTTAACAAAGAAGCTATCCTAGAAGCACAGGCCAACTTCGGCAACACCGAGTTATTCGAAGGTCTCCGTATGTGCTATGACCCAATGATTACCTTTGGTGTTAAGAAGGTGCCTACATTCAGCGGCCCAGATGGGCAAGGACTTCCTTGGGAAGCCTTTAAAGAATTGGCACGAGCTTTGGCCATGCGTGAACTTACAGGACACGATGCCCGCGATGCAATCGAACTTGCCCTATCAGCCAGCACTGAACGACAGTGGAATGGTTGGTATCGTCGTATCCTTATCAAAGACATGCGAGCAGGCTTTAGTGAAACAACTGTAAACAAAATTGCCAAAGCATTGAAAAAGCCAGAATTCAGTATTCCATTGTTTGAATGTATGTTAGCACACGATGGTGCCAATCACGAAAAGAAGATTGCAGGTAAGAAACTGCTCGAACCTAAATTGGATGGTGTTCGTGTAATTACCATTGTCAATGCCGCTAACAAGACTGCAACAATGTATAGCCGCAATGGTAAAGTGTTGGAAAACTTTGGGCATATTACTAATGCCATTGAAGCCAACATCGAACTGTTTGATCGCAGTATGGTGTTAGATGGCGAAATGGTTAGCTCTAGCTTCCAAGCCCTGATGAAGCAGGTGCATCGCAAGACTGATGCACAAACAGATGACGCCCGTTTGATGTTGTTTGATGTATTGCCATTGAGTGAATTTTCTGCAGGAGAGAGCATCATGGGTCAGAAGCGCCGCAGTAACCTACTACGCAGTATGAAACCCGTGTTGGACAAGGTCGGCAGTATCGACATCATTCCTCAAATTGAAGTCAATTTGGACGAGTATGTTGGAGAACTGCAATTTAAACAATACAACAAAGACGCAATCGAATCGGGCTTTGAAGGCATTATGATCAAAGATCTGGATGCTCTGTATGTTTGCAAGCGTCATGCAAGTTGGCTCAAGATGAAGCCGTTTATTGAAGTGTCTTTGGAGATCACAGATGTTGAAGAAGGTACTGGAAAAAACGTTGGACGCTTGGGTGCCCTTGTGTGTAGCGGGCAGGACGACGGAAAGGCTATCGTCGTCAATTGCGGTAGTGGGTTTAGCGATAGTGATCGAATTGAGTTTTGGAATAGTCGTGATAGCCTCCCTGGTCAAATTGTTGAAGTGAGAGCAGATGCTATTACACAGAATCAAGACGGAACTTATAGTTTACGCTTCCCGCGCTTTCTCCGTTTCCGCGGCTTTGTGGCTGGCGAGAAAATTTAATATGGAACAACTAGCTCTTAGAGATACGCTCTATGCGGGAATTCATGCCCTAGCAGAGAATCGTAGGTATTACCACCACAGTGCCGTAGGTTCCGATTATAGCCATTGGACAGATGAAGGTACACTAGCTCTAGTAGAATATACCAAGATAATGGTAGAATTAATGCTAGCTGAAGAAGAAAGATCGTTAAATAAACGTGCTAAAGATCTAGTAATCAAAGGCCTAAAAGGAGAAACAATTTAAGTGAGCAAAGAGGAAGCAATAACAGCAGAGGGCACAATAGAGGAAGTCCTACCTAACGCAATGTTCAGGGTAAAATTGGCACAAGGCCCAATAGTATTGGGGCATATCAGTGGCAGAATGCGTCAAAATAAAATACAAATTCTTACAGGCGATCGAGTCAGACTCGAATTAAGTCCCTACGACTTATCAAAATGCCGAATTGTGTACCGAGAGAGATAAAAAAAGCGCCCAGGGCGCTTTTCTTATGTAAGATACATTTCCCAACTTGGGTGTTGTAAGTGGAATTTCATCTTCTTACGCTTGTCAACCAATTGGAAATATGTAGGCTTGTAAGGTTTTATTTTAGGTACAATCTTCTTGTTGTTGCCCTTGTTGGCGTTACAATCCGCACATGCACAGCAGGTGTTCTCATAGGTAGTCTTACCACCGTGACTTGTTGGTAAAACGTGATCCAGCGTGGCGGCTTTGTGGGTCACATCATCACCACAATATTGACATTTGTATTCGTCGCGTAAGAATACATTGTGTTTAGAAAAACGCACGCCAGTCTTCTTCTTTTGGTATTCTTTTAGAATCATAACCGCAGGAACACGAGTTTCCCAGTATTCACTATGTACGATCCAGTCGTCATACCATTCCAACACCGTGGCTTTGTCTGTTACTAGATAACGAATAGCTTCCTCCCAAGCGATTGTGCTTAGTGGAAGTACGGAGATTGGGCTTGCGTCAGCATTTAGTATTAAGCAGGTCATAACGATATTTATCTATCAAAATATTGATACTTAATTATAACACGGATTTACCTAAAGAACAAGCTAAATACCATAATGCAAAGGCCCGCGCAAGGATAAACCATGACAATATTGTATGTAAACACAGGAACAAGCCCAAATCAAGGCGATGGAGATAGTCTACGAGTATCTTTTGACAAAATTAATGAGAATTTTAGAGAATTAGTAGCCGCAATTAGCAATACTAGCACTGCTATTGCTACTGCTAAGGGATATGCTCCTGTTGATCCGTATATCGGACAACTTTGGTACGATACAGTTAGCGGTAGAATGTACATCTGGTATGATAACTTTTGGGTAGATTCGAACCCGGATGGAAGTAGAGGACCTACAGGTCCTGCTGGTGGACGTGGTATTCCGGGAATTCAGGGGCAACCTGGTATACCCGGAGACCCTGGTCCTTCGGGACCACAAGGACCTAGCGGACCACACGGTGTATCTGGACCGACAGGCCCACGAGGAAATCAAGGCCCGTCTGGGCCACAGGGAATTCGAGGTAGTCAAGGACCACGAGGCCCACAAGGCCCACAAGGACCGACTGGACCGTCAGGACCACAAGGCGTGTTCGGCCCACAAGGACCACAAGGCATAGAAGGTCCAACTGGACCACAAGGCCCAACTGGACCACAAGGCCCAACTGGACCACAAGGCCCACAGGGAGTATCAGGGCCACAAGGACCTTTATTTAGAGGCGGCCCACTACCTGATATAGTTACACTAGGTAACACTACTACATCAATATCTACAGATACTGGTGCATTGACTGTAGTAGGCGGTGTTGGTATTGGAGGTACATTAACATTTAATCAATCTCTTGAAACTGTGCAAGTGATATCAAGTGCTGCTGGCGTAGTAATACATGATTGCTCCATGGGACAGATCTTTAACCATACTGGCATTACTGCTAATTTTACTATTAATTTTACTAATCTAATTTTGATCAACGGATATGCAAGCAACATTATTTTGGTATTAAATCAAAGTGATCCTGCATATGTACCAAATGCTGTCCAACTCAACGGAGTGACACAAACAGTGTATTGGCAAGGTAGCAGTATTGCTCCAGAAGGCACTATCGGTAAAAAAGATGTTGTAAGTTTTAGTATTTTGCACATTAACGGATCTTATTTGATCTTTGGGCAATTGGTATCTTTTGGATAATCTATGCCATTGATAACCTCATTTACTGATAGTTTTTTTGCAGGTAAGCGTCCGTCGGGTTATAATACAGGTACTGTTACTTTAGCAGGGCTTGTTAGTTATATTGATATGACCAATCCTGCTAGTTACGCAGGTGTAGGAACTACTGCTACAGACTTATCGGGTAATGGCATTAATTCGGCATTAGTAGGAAATCCAATTTATTCTACCAGTAGTCACGGTACTATATTATTAGATGGCATTCGTCAGTATATCATTACCCAATCATTGTTGTCAAAGTTTAGGCCAGGTAACGGAACTGTTACTGTAGATATTTGGTTAAGACCAACTGATACAGGTGTAGTGTTAAATGAGCAAGGATCTGTTACTTCCCCAACATGGTACGATAGCCAGGTAGAAATTGTAGGCAGTCATTTAAGAATGGGCATGTGGAACGGACGCAATATTGTAAGCATGAACATTGGTGGAGTCAATCTAGGTTCGTGGCAGAACTATGTTATGACCTATGATGGTACTACACTTAAAGGTTATATCAACGGACAATTGGGTAACTCAATTGCAGTAAATAAAGTAAATCCGTGGCAACAGGGACAAGGCTATCACTATGGTATTATGGGTAGCACATCTTTAAGTACTAACCTAGGTGACGGTACTAGATTGGCAGGTAATTTTGGATTGATAAGAATTTATAATGTAGCATTGACCGCCGAACAAGTTAAAGGTAATTGTAATGCCACTAGAGGTAGGTATAATGTGTAACGTATTAAGGAACAGCAAATGATTTTAGATTTTCCATCCCCAGTTAGTACAGGTACTAACTTTACTGCTCAAAACGGAGTTACATATCAATATGATGGTGTAAAATGGACAACAGTTGGATCAGTTGCCAGCCAAGGTAATACTGGAACAAGTTGGAATTTAACATCACACGGTAATGGTTGCCCAATCAATGTTACATTGACTACAACTACATTTGATGTACAAGTACCAAGAAATCATTTATTCTTTAGAGACGATGGATCTTGGGATATTGGTAGTTATGTTAACGGGACCTATATAACCGGAGATACTGCTGGCGGTAATGGTATTGCTTTAACCACTGACCGTGGCACAGTATTGTTTGGTAATAGTCCTGAACGTACTCCTATTACCGCCGCATCACATTTCCACATAATGAAACAAGATCCTACGCTGGTGGATCTATTCTTTGGTGATGACTTTAACAATCTTAAACTACCAACAACAGGTGGAGTTTCTCTACAGGCGTTTAATACGCAAACCACTATCAACAGCACCTGGACGTTTGGCACAGATGGTGTGCTGACATTGCCACAAGTGCCCCCAAATTATGGCAACAGGAATCTTAGTTTTATAGATGCTCCTGCCGATGCCGATCTCAGATTGAGAACTTATGGTAATGGACATGCCAGCCTTCGAGTCATAAGCACTATCAGCAATAGTACAAGAACTTTGGTTGATCTTGATCTTGATAGAGTGAGAATCAGCGCCAACAATGATGAGGCTGATGTTGGCGGCACCAAAGACTGGTTTTTTGGTGCAGATGGGTCGTTATTATTTCCCGATACAGGCCTGATTGACGACAATGGCGGAATATTCCGTGTCAAGTCCAATGCCAATGCTGTTCAACTAGGATCCAGTGATGATCAGAACTATGTGACTGTGACCACCAGCAATGTGGTTATACAAACACTGGCTGACACTTCCAACTACTTGTGGACTTTTGGCACAGATGGTACTACACAATTCCCTAACAATGCATTAGATGCTGGTACCAGTACCATAGCCATTAAATCAACAACAATTGCCGAATTAGAATATATCAACGATAACTTCCAGAATGTAGCAAATGAAGTATTTGATGCGTTTGTGGGTGTCGATAGTGATGGTCCGTACATGGTCAACCTTGCAGTCAACAGCGGCAACACCGATTCTAATCTCAGTACCTGGAGTGTTGACAGTAAGGGCAATTTAGTAACATCAATCACACATGGAATTTCTACCAGTACCGATGTTGGTGACATTGTAGACATTGATGGTAATAGTATAATCTATACCATAGCAGGTGAAACTCCGCCAACTCGCGCACCGGCTGGTCGACTATGGTATAACAGTGTAGAAGGTCGTATGTATATTAGATACGAAGACCTATGGGTAGATGCAAGCCCCACAGTTATTCCACCACCGAGCACATATCTAGAAGGATTGAGAGTTGGTGATACCACAATTAGTTCTGTTGATAGTACAGGTACAGTTAGTATAGCAACTGGTATAAGCAATCAATGGACATTTGGATTAGATGGTACACTAACATTGCCAGCAGGATATGCTTTGCCAAACACTGTGGGCACAGCAGGACAGGTATTGTCTATAAGTACAAATTCTAATGTTTTATATTGGACAACAGGTTTTACAGATGTACTAGGTGTTGTTACATTCCCGGGTGATTTACTAATAGGAACACTATGGCCCAATGGTAGTGACAAAGAAAGTGTAGTCTGGGCCAAGGATGATACTGAATATCTTGGACTGTGGTGGGGCGGTGATCAAACTTATCCAGAAGCGTTTTATGGCCCAGTTGCTGGTATCATGATTGGAATAGATGGTACTGACGATTTTACTCATCAAACTCCGTCTCCAGTAGACACAAAAATTACCTTGGCTATTAATGGTGATATGAATACCCTAAAATGGGTATTTGATAGGGATGGTGGTTTAACATTGCCTGGTTTAATGACATTGCCAGTTACTACTTCTACACCTGCTATAACAACTGCCACAGGTACAGTGGCTGTGTGCGATGGCACAGGATGGAACGGCGGTAACGATGGGTTACAACACTTAATGATCTATATCAACAATACTTGGACCAAAGTAATATAAAATTGGGTAAATACAGAATATGACAATAAGACAATCCAACAGCATACACTTTCCCGCTAATCCCACAGTGGGGCAGGATTACCTAGCAGATAACTCTGTATCCTATGTATGGACAGGGGATCGTTGGAGTGCTAAACAAGCATTAGAAACACGCAAATCAGAATACACACTAGATGGATTATACTCAGATTCACTGTATAATCCAATAGTGGACATCACCCTAGACGGTGGAACAGCATAATAAACGGAGCTCAAGCAAATGGCAACAAGAATTAAACTACGCAGAGATACAGCGGCAAATTGGACAACAACTAATCCAATACTGGCTGCAGGTGAAACAGGTTTTGAAACTGACACCCGTATGATTAAACTAGGTGACGGTTCAACTCACTGGGCCAACTTGAAATATGCTGTTACTGGAGATATGCGTATTACAGGAACGACCATTGCCAGCGACACTGATATCAAATTCAGTTCGCATTCTGGAACACGAGAAAATTGGGCATTGACTGTTAATGCTATCAGCAGCCCAACTGATCCCATTGAGGCATGGACAGATGCTGTGGCCTACGATAGCGAGGGTAATGCTTTTGTTGCCGGTTGGTATCAGGATCAACAGCCTACCACTTCCGCCAAGTATAGCGGAGCATTCTTGATGAAGGTTGATCCTACTGGACAAGTATTATGGAACAACTACTATAATGAATATACCACCTATGGTTGGGGTGTGTCTGTGGATCACGATGGCAATGCTATATTGATTTTGAGTGAAGTTGATGGTCCGGATTCTGATATCGTTATGATCAAAGTTACTGGTGCTGCGGGTGTTCCTATTTGGCAAAGATACCTTGCCAGTGCCAATTACTATGATGACTTTGCTACCAGCATTGATGTTGATGCCAACAATGATATCTTTATCACAGGTTGGACAGGTGCCAACGGCATCAATAACGGTAATCCAACTTTCTTAATCGCTAAAATAAATGGCACCAATGGTACATTCACTGGCGGCTGGCAAAAGATGCTTACCGCTAATACTGGATGTAATACAGAAGTAGGATGGGGCATTGCTGTTGATCCAGCCGGTGATGTATGTATTGTTGGCGATGGACAAACCATTGGTAATGAATTTATTCCAGTGGTCAAACGCAATGGTGTCACTGGTAGTGCTGTATGGCAAACCCGTATTTTTGATCAACTGAGTTGGAATGGTAATATCTATACAGGTACAGAAATTTTGGGTACAGATGTAACATCAGATAGCCAAGGTGACTTTTATGTTACATGGTGGGGTAATTGGAATGGAGACGGTCCTGGATTTCCTGGCACACAATGCGGTGTGACCAAACTGAGTGGTGTAGATGGTACCGCAATGTGGAGTCGCCAAATTGGTCATCCTGATTACCTAAGTGTTTCAGGATCCATAGTCTGTGACAGCGATGATAACCTATACGTACATAGTAGTATTGACTCTAGTCAAGCCAGCGGCGTTCCGGATAGTGGATTTAATTCTGTTATAGTTAAATTCAACGCACAAGGTACAGTGATTTGGAAACGCACATTAAGCAGAGAACAATATACTACATTCAGCAGTACTGTTCCTTATCCATATAGTCCGGGTGGATTACCAGGCGGACAAACTGTGGCAGTCAATGATGAATACTTGTTAATCGGCGGCACACAATTTATTACCCTTGATTATGAGGAGGATCAAAACTGGTACAATCAACCATTCTTGGTACAGGTAGACAAGTCGGGCACAGAGTTTTCAGTAGATGGTTGGCATTTCAAGGCTAGCCCAGATTTTCCTGTTACGCTAGTAACGCCAGTAATTGATAACCAACATTTCTTCAATGACATGTTGGCATTTCCGGGTACATTGACCAATGTTAATGCTGTTGATGTATTCTATCAACCCAACATGGATACCACTGATCTAAGTTATAGAATTATGCCTAGAGCAGAGACTATGACCTTTGATGGTAATAAATTAACATTACCTCTAGGTGGTAGCATAGATGTTGCTCGTGAAAAAATTGGCTACATTACCAGCGTGGGTAACTTTAACGGAACAGAAGGCGGGAATACTCAGGGCAATGTATGGTTCAACGGTGTGGTCAGAGACAACCAAGGTGGCAGTTATGCTGTTGGTGCGTGGTATAACTACGGTCCATGGAATGATGGTCCTAGTCATGTTGATGTTCCGTTGACAGTCAAGTTTGATGATATGGGACAGGTTGTATGGCAAGCCGGAGACTCATTAGATTACTGGACGGAGGCCATTGATGTCATGATTGATCCAATGACCAATAATCCTGTGGTACTCAGTGGTGACAATGTTCAAGACGGCAGCGAAGGCTTCACAGTTAAAACACTGGATGCCAACAGCGGTCTTGTTATAGGTGATGTTACACATGTACAGGACGCAAGTGGTTTCCAACATTATGTATGGGCCCGTAACCTTGCTTTAATGAGTGATGGCACTCCTGTAGTAGCAGGTTATATCAACAACAACACTGATGACTACCTAAATGTAACCAATGGCGGTGCTGGCCTAACTGGCAGTAATAATACAGATACTTTGGTTATACCTAATAGCGTGTTCAATCTTGGTCGTTATCCAAGTGCTAATGGTCCATGGTATGTGAGCAATACAAGTCCAAGTTTAAGCGCATTGATTATAGGAGTCAATCATTTTGCTGGATTCACTGCTACCAATGTAAGCAGTACTGGTACAGGTGCTACATTTAATATTGATATTGCTCCGGCAACAGGTGTGTATAGATTAACAGTAGTCTCTAGTGGAACTAATTATCAAAACGGCAATACATTAACAATACCTACCTTGAGTTTCCTAGGCGTAGCAGATCAGGGAGATATTGCCGTAACTGTTACCACCAACGGTAGTGGCGCTGTAACAACTGCTACAACTACAAGCACCAGCACTTGGGCCGACATTGAATTAAAGATCAGCGGTACCTACGATTTTACCACATCTACCAGTACGCTTAAGGTCTATGAAAATACCAACAATGATGGATTTATATGGACACCAAATTGGAGCACTGCTATTGGTGGATCAACTGGTACAGATGGTTTCTATGCTCTAGCCATAGACACAGACGATAATGTTATTGTTGGAGGATATTATGAGCTAACTGGCTTACCACAAACTGTTCAAACAGGTACTGTTAGTTCTACTTGGAATCAGACCAGTATGTTGGTCAAGTATTCCAGCACTGGCACTAAACAGTGGTCGTTATGTTTAGATGGCACAGAGGGTCTTGGAACTGTTACAGGTATCGTGACAGATCCTGACAACAACATCTATGCCATGAAACGAAATCAAGGTGGCAGCTCTACCAACTATCTAATGAAATTGTCTTCCACTGGAAGCATGGCATGGCAAGTTAGTGTGGGATATGATCGAGAATTCGAAGGTGGTGATTTTGGCATTGCCATAGACAGCGATCGTAACATACTGATAGGCGGGTGGTATGACGGTCCTCTTACTGAGTCGGGCACAGGTGACCCCCATGGTATCCTGCTCAACAAGTTTGATACAGATGGCAATCTGCTATGGACCAGATTGATTTACAGTAGAGCACAGGATCTTGAGCAAGGCTATAACGATAATTATCGCAACACTATTGACATCCGCGGTGATAGATTCACTGTAATTGGATATAGTGACGCAGTGGGCAATGAAGATAATCAAGGTTTCTATGCTGACTTGCCATTGGATGGTAGTGGTACAGGCAACTACAATGACTTCATATATGAAAAGGTTGAACTGCCGATCAATCGTACCACAGTCAGTCGAGTCACAGCATTTACAACAGAAACTAAACCACACGCATTTACCGTAACTAATGAAACAAATGTATTGACTATCTATGCGGATAGACAGACTAAGACGGAAACTGTTTATGCAGATATGGGTGGAGAAATTACTTCTGTTAGTAAGATTGTATTTGAAGATGGTACAGAGCAAACATCAAGTGCTCAAGATATTCCTCAAGTGGACATAAGTCGTGTGAATAGCCACCATGCTTATCTACTAATAATGGAAGATCGTGGACATCATGTGTACAGTGGTATAAACTACGATCCTTCATATGTGCTAGTTCCGAGAAACAGTTATGTGCCATTCCCAATAGGCACTGCTATTACCATTGTAAGCGGTGATTATGATGTGATAATTAGCGCACTAGACACCGGTCATACAACCATTTATGGTGCTGGACAAAGCGGTTATAATCAAGGTTGGTGGATTCCAACAAGATCAATGGCAACATTGATCAAAATTGAACAAGATGTTTGGATGTTGGCAGGTGCTGGTTTAGGCACCGGCAGATATTGGTAATAGATCATGAGTATTATATCAGCAATCATAGGATCCGTCGCTGCCAGTGGATCATCTAAAACTGCCAATTGGTATGGTATTGATTTTGAACCAGTACAAGAAGGCCAGCAACAACACGCACAGGTCCAATTTACCAACTGGGACAATAGTACGGTATATTGGACTGTGGTTGGATCTCTTAATAGTTATATTGGAGGACAACTTGTATCATACAATGGCACACTAAATCCTGGATCAGGTGACAGCATACAAGACATCTATTTTACCTTTAATGCTGATCAAACCACCGATGGACCATTAACTTACTATGTTAATATAGGTTCGACTGTGGCTAATTATGATTTGGCACTTGGTGGGTCATTTACTTGCCGAGACAGCAGTCAATCTCCTGCTCTGGTATTAGATGTAGATCCTGCTAGTTTAGTAACAATGTTTGGACTTACAGGTTGGGCTGATGCCAGCGGTCAGGGTAATAATCTATCCATCAGCAACGGATCTACATCTACCGACAACGGTGGAACATTGGTATTCAACGGCACGTCAACCTACGCCGGCGATATAATGAACGC